CCAATCCGCTAAAATTTTGTGCAATATGCTAGTGCCCTCAAATAATAGTACCCACACCCCTGTAGGGTAGGGGAGTGGTACCGATTGTAATCATTTGTTTATATTCAGTTCATATTCAGTTCATATTTGCCTGTTATACTATAGACAATGAAAGAAGGGGCACCCAATGGGGCCCGGCCCCGGGCCCGGCCAGATCAGCCCCTCAGATGAAAGGAGATAATCACCATGATTATTAAAGACACAATGGGCATTACCGCAGAAATCCATCTGTATGACAATGACACCGGCATGGATTTTGTCGAAGAGTTTCTGAATGCCGGGATGCTGGACCGTGAGGCAGATGGCACTTACATGGTTGGGGATGCCCACTACATTGACGACTATGTAACCGGCGCATGCGACGGCAGCAACCCCGATTTTGAAAAGCCTCTGAATGCCGAGTGGGAATATAAGGAGATGTGAAAATGAAGAAGCACAACATGACCATCATGGACGTTTACCATACATGCTACAGTCTGTCACCCGACATTCGGGTCGATGTGTACAGCGCAACGAAAGGTGCCTTGCCCCTCTGGTCCGGTGAATTACGGACAGCGCCCCGTGTGTACCGTGAAGCAATCGTTGACCATATGTTTATTTTCGCGGACGGCTCCAAGATCAACAAATTAGTATTTGCCCTGAAAGATCAAAGCCTTGATTATGGCAAAGAGTAAAGAAAGAAGGTCCATTATATGGAAATGCGCAATTTTATCGTTGAGATCCACCCCGATGGTCATGTGACCTGCCGTGAATATGAGGAGCCCAGCAATGCCCTCAAAAGTCTAGTCAAGGCTGTTATAGAAACTGCCTCATTGTTTAGAGACTGCGATGGATATTCGCAGGGCGCAATATTAAGAGAAGAATGCGCAGAACTAATTGTAGGGCTGTCACATCTTGAAAGAAATAGAAATGGCTCGTTAGAAGAGATATATGAAGAATTATCTCACGTCCTAATATCCTGTTTCGCGTATATAACTTGTGCTGATATTCCTGTCGGGGACCTTATTGCGGAAGTGAGTAAAAAATACAATAAGTACAAAGAGTTGTAAGTCGAAACGGCCCACGGGGCCGTCTACCGGGACCGCCCGCCCGGTACTGATGATGACAGGGCCTAATGAAAGGAGTTTGTGTATTATGTCTGAAGCAATGACCAAGTCCGAGAACAGCGGTGCCATGATGGTGACTGATGTGATGAACACCGGCGTCGGTTACACTGACATGAACCTTGCTGACCGCTCTGCAGCAGTTGCGTTTTATAACGCAACCAGCAACCCCGCCTACAAGCTGAAAGAGCACGTCAATGAGGTGCTGAACTTGGTGCATGTGTCCGTCGAGTGCGTGGAGGTCCGCAAGGACGATGAACCGGAGGGCAAGGCGATCGCTCCGCGTATCGTCCTTATCACGGATGACGGCCAGTCGTACGCGTGTGTGTCCGTCGGGGTTTACCAGTCGCTCAAACGTATGTTTACGCTGCTGGGCACCCCCGACACATGGACCGAGCCCGTCAAGATCAAGCCCGTGCTGATTAGCACCAAGAAAGGACAGGTCCTGTCCCTGAACCTGGTTTAATTTGACCGGTGGCCGCAGCACTTGTGCTGCGGCCTTATTTGTTTAGGAGATCACCATGAAAAAAAGCATTAACAATTCCATACTGCTGGAGAGTGACGACCCCTTCCAGGGCCTTGCAATGGCTATTGTATACAGCGGAGTGGTTGAAAAGGACGTAAAGTTTTTTTGTTCCGATTGGGCAAAATCCCTTTTTTGGCATTTAGGCATTAAAACAGATCCCCTTGACTGGTATCTGATGATTTTGGAAAGAAAGGAACGTGAAAAGCATGGCCGTAGGTGCAGCCAAAGCAAGAGCAACTCTTAAATATGACGCGGAACTATATACCCCCTATGCCCTGGAATCCTGGCCGGACAGTGAGATGCGCAAAGAATACACGCGATTGCGTGACATTGCGCAAAAACGTATCAAGCGACTGTCAAAGGACCCGATCAGCAGCACGAGCGACATCTATAAAGAATTTGCCGGAGGGTTTCCGACCATCAAAGCAATGCGCGGAGATCGTAAAGCTCTGGAACAAGCACTTGCAGATGTGGCACGTTTTGTCCGCGCCAAAGGGTCCACTGTGGGCGGTGCCCGTGAGGAATTTGCCGAAAAAATGAAAGTCGGTGGCATTGATGTGTCCGAGGTCCCGGAAGATCAGTACACGGCCCTGTCTGAATGGTGGGAGATCGTCAAGGCCTCCGGTGTGTATTATTACCCGTCCGATCAGCCTGTTATGTACTGGCGCGAAAAAGGCGGTTATAATGTCAGCATTGACGATTTTGTGAAATGGCAGCAAGGTGAGGTCAGTTATGGTAAAGACTGGGACTATAGCGACGGCAGCAGCTCCGCCGACCTGCGCGGAGGTTTTGGTGGAGGCTTGTAATTACAATCCTGTGCCCTGGCTTATGGAGCATTTGGATTGCAAGCACACCAAGGGCAAAAAGCGCAAGACGAACAAAAAGCGTTTGTATGTTAATATGCCGTGCGCGTTTGATATTGAAACCAGCCGAGTTTGTACTGACATTGACGGCAACCCCCATACCATCATGTATATCTGGCAATGCCAGCTAGGCCTAGATGTTACGATTATCGGCCGCACCTGGGAAGAATGGCTGCATTTTACCGACACGATCAGCGATTACTTGAGGGCCAATAGTGGGCCGCAAGGTGCCTGGTATCTCTGTATGTATGTGCATAACCTGGCCCATGAATTCCAGTACCTGTCCGGGGTCCTGGATTTTGCCCCCGGTGAGGTATTTGCAAGCAAGCCCCGGAGGGTACTGAAATGCGACAATCGCGCGATTGAATACCGGTGCAGTATGCGCCACAGCAATCTGTCCCTTGATGCATGGGGCAAGCAGCTTGGCGCCCCTCATGCAAAATTAACAGGCACTCTTGATTATTCCAAAGTCCGGTATCCCTGGACCCCGCTCACATCTACAGAACTAGCATACTGTATCAATGATGTGCGGTGCATTGTAGAGTGCCTGCTGATTGAGATGGAGCGCGACGGTGACGACCTGTATACTTTGCCATTGACGCGAACCGGTTATGTCCGGCGTATGGCGCGGCAGGCCATGTACAAATGGGGTATTAACCGGGTCAAGCGCCTGCTGCCGTCGTGGGAGCTGTACCAGATGCTGCGCGAGGCATTCCGGGGCGGAGACACTCACGCAAATCGGTATTATGTCGGGCTCCATCTGGAAAACGTCGGGTCAGTCGATATGTCAAGCGCCTATCCTGCCGTGCAGTGCGAATGCTATTTCCCAATGACTCCATTTCGGCAAGAGCCAGCCACCGTGCAGCGCCTCATGCAATGTATGCGACACGGCAAAGCCTGCCTGATGCGCTTGCAGGTCAAAGGATTGCGCCAACGGTATAAGTGGTGGGGATTCCCGTACATTCCCCTTGCCAAGGTCCGCCACTGTGAAGGATACATAAACGACAACGGCCGCCTGCTGTCCGCAGATCACTTTGAGATCACCATAACTGATATTGATTTCCGGATTATTGCCAAGGAATATGACTGGGATGCCCTCAATGTGCTGGACCTGTACACGTCCGATTATGGCAAGCTGCCCAAGCCCTTGACAGATTGTGTGAAAGAGAGCTACACCGGCAAGACATCCCTAAAAGGTGTAGCGGGTCAAGACTTGTATTATGTCAAAGCCAAAGGCGACCTAAACAGTTATTACGGCATGACAGCACAAGATCCGCTGCAGCTGGACACACTTTTTGACGAGGACGACCCGGACAACCTATGGAGCGAGTGCACCGACGACCCGGAGGGCAGCTATAACGGCCATTGCCCGCACCTGTTTTTGCCATACCAATGGGGAGTGTGGACAACGGCCCACACACGCAAGCGCCTCAAGATCGCACAATGGGCCGCAGGCAAAAATGGCGTGTACTGTGATACCGACAGCGTAAAATACATGGGCGACATTGACTTAACGGATTTTAACAAGGCCGTGAAACAGCTTGCAAAAGATAATGGTGCCTGTGCTGCAGACCCCAAGGGGAATACACATTATATGGGCGTATACGAGCAAGAACACAGTTATGCGGAGTTTATGACTTGGGGTGCCAAAAAGTACGCGACCACCTACACCAAAGGCGGCAGGATTACAACCACAATAGCCGGAGTCAGCAAGCGCAAAGGTGGGCTGGAGCTGGCCCTTTGGGGTGGTTTTGATGCCTTTAAGCCAGGCTTTACATTTTGCCTTGCTGCCGGCAACCAGGTTGTATATAATGATCGCCCAAAGGTGCCAGATTTTATAGTTGACGGGCACCGGGTCCACATAACCCGCAACCTATGTATTTGTGACAATACCTACACCCTGGGCATCACCGATGAGTACGCCAAGATATTGGGGTACAAGATCATGGAGGTAGTTTAATGATTAAGCTTTTTACGGACGAGGGCTGGCCCAACTTTTCAGAGGAGGATGGCATTCTTTCCACCGGGGCCCCTATCATTTTTATGTGGGGCGGACGCGGCACCGGCAAAACGTACGGTGCTCTTAAGCATGTGCACCAAAAGGAGGAAGAGTTTTTATACTTGCGCCGCACGCCGCAGCAGGCGGAGCTGATTTGCTCATCTCCGCTTATGTGGCCGTGGTCCCCGCTGAACAATGACCTGCAAACACATTATGCACCCTTTAAGATGTCACAGATCGCCGGCATGTACGAGGTGGGCAACGCCGGGGCTTATACTGACACCGGGGTACCTATTCGCCCGGCGCAGATGTCGGGGGTGCTGGGCAACGTTGTCACGATGGCCCGGACCCGTGGCTTTTCCAGCCCCAACACCGATATTATAATCCTGGATGAATACCAAAAAGAAGAAAGCGACTATTACCGGCGCGGTGAGGGTGTGGGCCTTGCCAATATATACGAGACGGTCAACCGCAACCGAGAATTGCAAGGACAAAAGCCCATCACGCTGCTGTGCATGTCAAACGCCGTGGGCATGGCAAACCCCTACTATATGCAATGGGATATTACCGACACGGTGGAAAGGATGATCGGCAAGAAAGAGCGTGTGAAGCTGTTAAAAGACAAGGGCATTTTGCTGATTGACTTGGTGGACAGCCCGGTCGCCAAAGAAAAAGCAAAAACCGCCTTGTACCGGTCCATGAGTGGGACAGACTTTTACCGGTCAGCCATTGAAAACCAATACAGCGCCGAAGAAAAAAGTCTTGTGGTATCCCGACCTTTGCGCGAATATTACCCACTTGTGCAGATCGGCCGGTGCTGCATCTATGAGCACAAAAGCAAGCCCGTATATTATGTATGCCGGCACCGCTCCGGCGAAATGCCCGCATACGGCTCCGGCGACTATGAGCGAAAACGATTCCGGGCCGCGTATGGGTATATCTGGCCCGCGTACCTGCAGCGGCAGATCGAATTCGAGCGGTATTCAGATGAAATTTTTTTCCGGGAGTACTGCAGCAATACTTGATTTTTCCCACACAATCGAATATAATGAAATTAATCCCCGGTGCCCAAAGGCAGCTCCCAGAAGGAGCGGGCAAGCGTCAGCCAGCGCAAGAACCGGGGATTTTATTCTATTCATATTTTACGGAGGTGCACAAAATGGATGCAAACACTGTGATTCAGGCTATTTCTAACGTCGGTTTTCCGATTGCGGCATTTTTGCTGATGTGGTACCAGTGCAACACGGTAGTGAAGGAAAACACGGCAGCAATCACTGAAATGCGTGTTGCCTTGGATGACATTAAGAAAGGCTGACCGCTATGAACTGTTATATCATTTTTGCTCAAGCCGTCACAAACGAGCGTGCATATTTGCTGGCTGACCTGTGCACCCGTTTGGGCCTGGGCTACTACAGTGACTGGGCCAACGATGCCCACACGCGGCAGTGCTGTGCCGTGGGTCCCGTCACCAAAGGCGACAAAGACCAGGTAGTCAAGTGCCTGGCACACGACACTTACATTGTGATGGAGGCGACTAAAATTGAAAATCAGTGAGAAAGCAGCCCTTGCCATGGCGGGCTACACGAAAGCCGAAATTGAAGCAATGGACAAACCCGCGCAGCCGGCTCCGGCAGCTGTGCAGAATCCTGCTATCCCGCAGCAGGTCCCGCCGTTGGCGGCTCCGCCCGCCAAGCAGATCGCACCGCAGCCGAGCGGACAGTATGATGGCCTTGAAACTCTGCTGCAGCAGATCTTGCAGGGCCAGCAGTCCACCACCCAGGCAATGCAGACCATGACCCAGACCATGCAGGCCAATGCGCTGGGCCTTGGTATCCAGCAGCAGCCCGCAGCCGATGCCAGCACGGTGACGGCACGGATTATTGATCCCACGTATGGACAGGAGGTAAAATAATATGCCGCTTGGTATGAGTTTTGCGGACATCGCCGCAATTTTGACCGATATTAACAAAATGGCGACAGGCCAGAAACCCACGTCGCCCATCGTGGACACGTCAAGTTTTGTGTCTGTCGCGCAGGCCACGCTGTTGACCGGCCCCGACAACTATACCAAAGCAATCAGCCAGGTACTGGGCCGCACTATTTTTGCGGTCCGCCCGTATGATGCGCCGATGAAGCGCTTGCAGGTTACCGGCGATGACTGGACAAACCATGTGCGCAAGATCAATTTTTGCGATTCTGACCCCGTGACCGACAAGGCCTGGGACTTGGAAGATGGCGCGAGCGTCGACATGTATGAGGTCCACAAGCCCAAAGTTTTGCAGACCAACTATTATGGGCAGACCAACTATAGCCGCGTGTACACCCAGGCCGACACCCAGATGCAGGCAGCATTCAAGGGCCCGGAGGAACTGGCGCAGTTTTGGTCCTCTTTTGTGCTCCATCTGTCCAACCAGATTGAGGCCGACCGGCGCAACCTTGCTAACAACCTGATGGCCAACCACCTGACCGGCATGACAGTCACCAGCCCCAAAAGTGTGATCTACCTGCTGGATGAGTACAACGCCCAGCAGGGCACCAAGCTGACGGTTGAGGACGTGTACAAGGAGGCCAATTTCCCGGGCTTTGCAAAATTTGCATACGGACGTATCAACGATATTTCGCGCCTGATGAAAGAACGCACGATCAACTGGCACCAGAACTGGACGATCGGCAGCAAGACTTACAACATTATGCGGCATACCCCGTATGATCGTCAGCACCTCTATCTGTACAGCGGCACCCAGAGCCAGATTGATGCCCGCGTGATTCCCGAGGTATTCCACGATGACATGCTCCGGTACCGCGACGCGGAACAGGTCACGTTCTGGCAGGACATCGACGACCGCGAAAAGATTTCTGCGACCCCTGTTATTACCAGTACCGCCGGCGTGGCAACCAAAAATGCAGCCGTGCAGCTGACCAATGTGTTCGGCTGCCTGCTGGACTGGGATGCAATCGGTTACACCCCGAGACTGGCGCGGGTAGTCCCAACGCCGATGAACGCCCGCGGCCTGTATACCAATTTCTGGTATCATTATGGGTGGTCCTGGTATGACGATTTCACCGAAAACGCCGTCCTGTTCTTGATGACCAAAGACGACGTGACCGCACCCAGCGCAAGCAAAGCAGCCAAAGCCAGCACCCTGAAAACCACCATGTACAAGGACGCAGACCCCTCTAAGTCCTGACCGACACCGGCGGGCAAATGCTCGCCGGTTATTTATAAGGAGGTGTATGCAGCATGCAGGCAATATTTTATCAGATCAATAAGCGCTCCAATAGCACCAAGCTGCCCAGCGGCGGGCAAACGTTTGAGATCAACTTAAAAAGCCCGTGTACCATCATTGACCCCGACATTAAGATTGCCACGGACAGCAACCCCACCGGGTACAATTATTGCAATATACCCATTTTTGGCCGGTATTATTGGGTCAAAAATTGGACATATTCGGACGCGCGCTGGATTGCATCGCTGACCGTTGACACCCTTGCAAGTTACAGGGCCGAGATCAGCAGCGCCACAGAGTACGTTGTGAGATCGTCCGCCAAGTATGACGGCAATATTGTAGATAGTTTGTACCCCACAAAAGCACCGATCACCACCAAGACCGTAAAGGCAAGTTCCACCCCGTTTTCCGACGACCCGGAAGGCAATGTCGGTTTTTTCGTCGTCGCGGTCAACGCTCCGGGATATGTGTCGTTTGGCGGTGCCATTTATCTTGCAATGAGCGGCAACACATTTCAAAAGCTCATGGCCACGCTTTTGCAAAATACAGACTACCTTAATATTAGTTCGGAGGAGATCAGCAGCAACTTAACCAAAGCGCTGTTTAACCCCATCCAGTATATTTCCAAAGCATTCTGGATTCCGTGCGGTAACGCCGGTATCGGCAGCCCCATCACAGACATCCCCGTCGGTTGGTGGAAAATGCAGAACGTCGGGAACGCTTATGTTATAGCAAACAATAACGATAAACAGGTATTTACTTTTAGTATTGTAACCCCACACCACCCGCAGCTCAGCACGAGAGGCGCATACACAGACGGGGCCCCGTATTCGGAGTATACGCTATACTGTCCGCCGTTCGGTGAGATCAAATTAAACGCTAACTTGTTTGTACGGCAAAGTACATTATACTGCCGGTTGACGGTTGACTACCGCACCGGGGATGCCGTTCTGGACTTGGCATTTAACAAAGATTTCAGCAGCGTTGTCTTTTCCACGTCCGGCAGTGTAGCAGTACCGGTGCAGCTGGCGCAGATCGCGACCAACGTCAACGAGCTTGCCAGCATCAGCGGCTTGATTCAAACAGCCGTCGGGGCTGTGGCTGGCGGCATTGCGTCATTTTTTGGTAACGGGGATGTCGTCAACGGCATAGCATCCGGTGCCCAGCAATCCACTGTTGTCAGTCAGTCCAAAGGCGGAGGGGCCAGCGTCGCAAAATATGGTATCACCCCGTATTTGACGGGGGCCTTTTATGAGATCGTGGAGGATAACAACGAGGACCACGGCAGGCCACTGTGCCAGCGTGTGCAGCTGTCCACGATTCCGGGCTTTATCATGGTCGATGACCCTGACCTTGCCTTACCGGCGACGGCTGCCGAGATCGACAGCGTCAAAAGTTTTCTGCGCAATGGATTCTTTTTGGAGTAGGAGGTGCCAAACAATGGCAGTATATAAGCAATGTATTACAGGGGTATCACCGATTAGGGTATCTGCAGGGTATCCCGCATACTCCGACGGCAGCTACCATGGCGGCATTGATACGGTGCACAAAGATCACAAGGCATATGCACCCATGGCCGGCACGGTCGTCACGGCCCACACTTGGCAAGGCGGCACGACCGGCAACGATTCATGGGGCAATTATATTGTTATCAAAATGGGCGATAACAGCTATTGGCTTGCAGCTCATTTTGCAAGCCAGATTCACAAAGTCGGCGAGACCATCACGCGCGGACAATTTATAGGGCAGCAAGGCCAGACCGGCAACGCAAGCGGCATTCACACGCACTGGGAATATTGGGTCGGCGGTTATGGTACCGCCTACAGAAAGGACCCGTCCGCCATTCTGGGCATTCCGAACCAGGTGGGAACCTGGGAAGTAGAATGGGATGCAAGCAATCCCCCGGGGCCGGGTCCCGGGCCTGGGCCGTGGCCTACCGGCAAGCTGCCGGTGTGGCTGCTGTTTAAGATGGCAAAGGGGGGCAAGTTGTTATGACGGCACCATACAGTTACGAGCAGATCAACGCCCATGTATCACCGGTGACGCCGTCCGTTATGCATACCAAGGGCAACGGCCTGTCTTATTATTTCCGCAAGTACCTGTTTTTGGAAGCGGTATCTATGGTGCGGTGGACACTACCCGACACCTGGCCCAGCAACCGCTTGCAATACCTGGTATTTGGTGATGGTGGTGTGACGGTATTTGATACCGACCGGTACGGCCTGGTATATGATCGCATGGGGCTGTCCGGCATCAATATCTTTTACAATCCCACACACTCCATCGTGGCAAACCCCTTTATCAAGGGCAGCCCTTATTTGCAAATCGGTAGGCAGTGCGAGATCATCAACCTGCAGCCCGACTACAGGGGCATGGTGGACATTGTGGCATATTATGGGGACATGATGGCACTTGCCGCCCAGACCATCCAGAGCAATTTGATCAACAGCCGGCTTGCATATGTGTTTGCAGCCGGCAACAAAGCCGGCGCAGAATCTTTCAAAAAAATGTTTGACGAGATCATGCAGGGCAATCCCGCTGTTTTCGTCGATTCCTCTTTGCTCAAAGCGTCCAAGACCGGGGGCTCTGGGCAAAGCCCCTGGATGTACTTTTCCTCCGACCTCAAAGGCAATTTTATTACCAATGAGCTGCTTACGGCCCTCAAAACCATCAAGGCGCTTTTCGACACCGAAGTCGGTATTCCCAACACCAACACAAGCAAAAAAGAGCGCATGTTGACGGATGAGGTTAATTCCAACAATGTGGAGACGGCCGCCAAAGCGTCGCTGTGGCTGGACAGCTTGCAGCGCAGCTGCGAGCGGGTCCACAAGCTTTTCGGGATTGAAAAATCGCAGCTGTGGGTTGACTGGAGATTTCCGCCCGATACCGGCATGCAGGAGGTGACCAACAATGCACGCAACACTAAGCTTTAACGGGTTATTGGCAGGATACCCCACACTATTTGATGACCTGCAAGTCCCTGACAGTGTATCAAAAGACGCGGTATGCAATCAGCTGTTATTTGATACGCTGGAGCTTGAGGTGCTTTATACCGACGGCCCCACGATGCAAAGGGCCCTGGGTGTGTTTTCGGAAACCATGCTGCCCAGCTGGACACGGTACGCCGCAGCCCTGGGCCTTGACTATGACGTGCTGGCCTCCGATGACCGCACCCGCACCACCGAGCACAAGGGTAACAGCTCCGGCACCAATAACAGCAAAAATGTAGTGGCAGGCAAAACCACCCGCACCCCTGACCTTACAACCATCGGCCAAAACAATGGCAGTGACAACACGACAAGGGATGTGACGGGGTTTGACAGCGGCACCATGGTGCCAGCCGAAAAGAGCACTACCACCCTTGGCACCGGTAACAAGATCACCAGCACCGGCACCGACACTACCACCGACGACCAAACAACCACCAATGACGGCACCACCAAGGCACAAGATGAGTACAAAGACACCGTAACCGAAAAGGGCCGGGCAGGCAGAGACCCGCAGGACCTGATCGCCAAAGAGCTGGCTGTGGCAAAGGAAAACGCGGTGCATAAGATCGTTACGGATATCAGGGCAAACTTTTGCCTGCTGGTATATTAAAGGAGATGGCAAACATGAGTGACATTTACCCAATTCATGGGGCACCCTACACCAATTACCATGACCTTAATCTTGACTGGATTATTAAAGCGCTCACTGACATTGACCGGAGGCTTGCAAATTTTGTCAGTCTCAATACAATTAAGTACGCGGATCCCATTAAGTGGGACATCACCAGCCAGTATGCGCAAAATACCCTGGTTCTGGACCCGCAGGACGGCACCGCGTATCTGTCTGTTCAGCCCGTCCCCCAAGGGGTGCAGATCACCAATACCGACTACTGGACACCCGTATTTACGTTACAAAATTTTATCGACCCGCTCAAAAACGCTATCACGGCAGCCCCGCAGCAGGAAAACGGGCAGGCTGCGACCGAACAATTACCTGCAAATAGCGTGTTTTTTGTCGGTGATGTACTCTGCACAAACCCGGAAACCATCCCGCAGACGTCGCTTGTGGTGATCGGCACAAATTGCGTCGAAGTATCTGTGGTTGACCTTATTTCCCGACTATTCAGCACGCCCACGGCGTGGTACCGGGTTAGTGATACAAGTATCAATATGGGATTTCCGCCCAGTGCGGCAAGCACCATATACGGCGGTGATGTGCATGTGTACAGCCCGACGGACCAAACCATTACCATTACAGGGAGGTAACTATTATGCCTGATGTATCTGTTTTTAATCTGGGTGGACAGGATATTAACGTAAAAGACGCCACTGCCCGCAGCAACGCGCAGAGCGCCAACACCGCAGCCACTGAGGCAGCAACCACGGCAAACAAGGCACTGCAAAAAGTTGAGGAGGTTGAAAAGCTTTCCCGCGTGACTGTAGAGTACACCCCCTCGTCTGAAACCATCACAATCACAACCTCAACCCATAAAAATTGAGGAGGTCACCCATGGCAGAATTTGATAAAATTAACATTGATGCCGTCTCCTACAAAGTCAAAGATACCACCGCCCGGCAGCAGATCGCGGATGAAATTGCCGCCCGTAAGCAGGCAGACACACAGCTGCAGCAGGCTATCGCAGCCGAACAGACCGCCCGCAAACAGGCTATCACGGCCGAACAGACCGCCCGCCAGCAGGCTATCGCAGCTGAGCAGACCGCCCGCGAACAGGCAGATAAAAAGCTCCAAAACGATATTGATAAGCTGCATGACGTTGCCCGCCCGAAAAAGTACCTGTTTGTCGGTGACAGCTATTCAATGGGCGAGGGGGCCGGTGTAAGTCCTGGTATGGGATGGGCTCAAAAAGTCCCGCAAATTCTGGGCCTTGCATCCGGTGAATATTACAAAGCGTGTCAAGGTGGATATGGGTTTTCTAGGGTTGGCTACAAATTCGCCGACCTTGTAACGTCCGTATTACCCACAATCCCGGCCCCTGCTGAAATCACCGATATTTATGTTTTCGGTGGGTATAATGATAACAACTACAGCGGCAACACAATCACGGCAGATATCGCGTCTTTTGCAGGGCTTTGCAAAACAAATTTCCCGAATGCGGTTGTGCATATTGGTATGATTGCATGGAGCCCGGACAGGCAAGCCCGAGCGAACATTGCCAATAATGTGCTGCCCGCATATGCGGCATGTGGTGAGAGCAACTGCGCGTACCTGCCGGGATGTGAGCAAATTATGCACAATTATACACTGTTTTCATCCGACAACATTCACCCCAATGATGCAGGGTATCAGTTACTTGCGGGCGCTATTGTAAGCGCTATTAAAACGGGTGCCTATGCTGCGCAATTTGCATACAACAGCATTGAGCTAACACCCGCAGGCATTGCAACAAAATATTCCTGGGGTGGATTTTCTGAGTGCATTTATGCAAACACCTGGACCCTTGCAAAAGCAGACGACAACAGACTGACCGTTAATTGTGAATCCCAAACAATTAAGGGAGACACAAAGTATAGTATCGGTACACTTTCTACAAAATACGGACGCCCGTATGATGTCGCTATGGCTTGCCAAGCTATGACGACAGGGTATGTTGTGGGTGATGGAGGATTCCACAAAATCAACTGTCAGTTGATGGTCAAAGGTACGGACCTCTCCATTCTAAACGTTACCTTGCCGGACACGGGTGCATATGTCAATTTGACAGGAGTCACGCAGATCGCACTACAGATTCCGACGTTTACAATGTGTTCGTTATTTGTATAATATCTTGTAATCATTACTAGATTTTACCCACTCCCCTACCCTACAGGGGTGTGGGTACTATTATTTGAGGGCACTAGCATATT